TGTGAGGGACGAGGTTGACTTCGCCATGATGCCGCTGAACTCCGTCTCGCGGAGTCCGCGGCCGTAGTTCTGGGCCTGGAACCGGACCGAGGCTCCGTCCATGAACCGCTTGACATCCAGCGACTGAGAGATCGTCACCGTGGCCCCATGTAGGGTCTTGGAGAGGATCGTCCCGCCGATGCCGCCGGCTGTCGAGTCGATGGCGAGGTACGTGTCTGCGCCGTAGACCCAGGACGGGTTCGAGTCTACCGAGAGGCCCGCCGTCATGGTCTTCGGCCAGTTCACTTGTCCAAACACGTAGTCGGCCGTGACCTGGGCCGGGGCAAGCGTTTCGGGGAAGTTGAAGGCCAGCTTTTCTAGGACGCCGGAGTAGTACTGGAACTGATCTCCGGTTACCTCGTCGCCCCACTCGGCAGTGTGCGTCTGGAAGCTATCCGCGCTCGTCTCGGCGGGTAAGCACAGCCAGGTGTATGCCGTTCCCGAATACGAGGGGGTGACCGGCTTGTAGATGCCGGTCATAAACGTGGGAATGTCATCAAACGCGAGCGGGCCGACGTACTGGCCCTTGTAGTCCGGCGCGAGACGGTACGGCGGCACCGCTCGACCGAGCGTCCCGGTGTCGATGTCCGGGTCCGTCCAGTTCGGGTTGATGTTGGGGGTGAACCGGCCCGGGTAGCGCCGGGTCGCCGCGACCGGGGTATTCATCGCTACCTCCGGCCCCATCTGGTATGCCCGGAACCGAACGTGGCCCGGGAGCGGAATGACTGGCATGTTGCTCTCCTTTCGGGCTCACGCCCTATCTGTAACCGCCCAGGACGGTATATTTCCAATTGACCATGAAGTGCTCTAGGTAAACCTGGCTTTCGTGCAACGGTGGGACGTTCGCCGCACGCACCTCCTCGAACACGCCGGAACGTCCGGTAGCCGCCTGGATCGTCTGGACGTTGGCCGTGAATATGTCCCGCATGTAGTCCGCGAAAGCGTTGACGCGGGCGTCTGTCTCTTCCGGGTCCGAGCGGATGTCCACGTACCCGAGTCCGCCCTCGAAGATCGTCTCGCGGGTGTTCATGTCGTGTGTGATCTGCTCTGTGATCTCGGAGACATAGACGAACGGCCCGTCCCCCGTCAGCGACTCCGGGAGCGTGTGCCAGCGTTCTCGGACAATCCCCTGAGCGATGCCGTTAGTCTGGCAGTAGGCGATCCACGCATCCGCAATCGCGATCACCAGGGAGTGCACGTCCTCGCGGTCGCTCTGGAACGTTGAGGGGATGGTGGCTATGATCGTCATTCGTTCCACGCTTCCTTGATTACGTTCGCCATCCCCGATCCGGCGATAGCCGCCCGGACTCCCGGAAGGAGATACGGCTTGGCTTTCGTACCGGGGTGATGAACGCGCATCGCAAAGATCATGTTGGCGCCTACTCGCGCGGAACCCGTCAAACGTGCCCCGGACCCGAGAGCGAAAGCCAGGACCGACGCCCGGCGCGGAACGATGACGTGAGGCCGAGAGCCCTTCTCAACCGCTGCCGCGTAGGAAGCTCTAGCGAACACGCGCCCGGAGGTCGCGCCAAGTTGCGTAAAGCCGATAGTTCGTCGGAGGTTCCCGGTCCGGCGGGGTGCTCGGAGCTTCGCCTCCGCGGAGGCCTTGGTGAGGATCATCTGCATCAGGCGCGAGTCCACCTGCCCGAGTCTCCTAAACCGGGCTTGCAGCGCGTCGTAGCCGTACAGGGTAGTTGTCATCCGACGCTAACCGCCTGCTCGCCGAGCTTCCACTGGTCGATGAACTCTCGCGCCTCTTCCGGCAGGCGGGAGAAGTGCATCTCTCCGCTGCCCGGGGTGATCGTCACGTCCGAGAGCACCGACGATCCGCGCTTCGTGTAGAAACTCGACAGGACCAACAGCGCATGACGATAGGCGTCCGGCGCGGAGCCGTAGAGCCAACCCCCCTCGCCGATCACCACCAAGTCATTCGGCATCGAGGTCCAGGCGTAACCGCCGCCGATATTGCCGGGATAGAAGGGCGAGTCTGCCGAGTGGCCGAACCAATCGAACATGGCGAGGTACCACGTCTCGTTATCGACTCGCCAGGGACGCTGCTGGAGGGCGATGTATACACCCGTCGCCAGCTCATCTTGGAGGGCGTAGAGCGGGCCCGACGTGCCGTCGCCAGGGAGCGAGACGTTGAACGCCACCGTGCCGCCTACCGGCCCCCAGGTCACCGAGTCAAACGAGCGGAAGCCGGGGATGGGCATCTGTGCTCTAAGGAGAGTCGTAGTGGCCCAGGTAACCTTGCCGTGGTCCGCGAGATAGCGGTGAGTGGCGTGCTCTAGATACGAGTTAGCCGCTGCGATGTGCCCGTACAGCACCGCGTCCTCGTACCGGGTCTTACCCGTAGGCGGACCGGCTCCCGCATCGGCAAGCGAGAGGTAGTTGCGGATGTCCTGGGGGACCACCGGGTACAGGAGACTCATGCTGCTACCTCCGGCGTCATCACGTCGATGAACTTACGGGCAGCTTCGGCCCATTGGAACTTCGAACGGACGTGCATCGAGCCCAACATCCCCAGTTGTTCCCGGTGGTGCTTGTGCGTCACCAGGAACGCTACCGCCTCTGCGTAGCGCTCCTCATCCGGGACGGCCCAGAAGTACGAGTAGATGCTATCAGTTAGCGCGCCGATTGGCACTACCATCCCCGCAGGTCCGATCACCTCCGGTACGGCGGTGTAGTCGAGCCCGACCGCCGGCACTCCGCACGCCAGAGCCTCCGCGATGGTGAGCCCGAACCCTTCCGGGCCGGACGAGAGATACAGGTCCGCCGCGTTGTAGAGCGCGACGAGTCCTTCTCTCGGGAGCCGTCCGGGCGTCAACATAACCCGCTTCGATAGGTCGCCGTACTTGGACAGCTCCACGCGGATGTCCCCGCCTAAGTCACGGGGCCGGCAATGGATCACCAGATCGACCTCGGGACGCGCCGCGAGTACCGGCATGACGGCACGGAACATCGACGGATATGCCTTGCGCGGCATGAAGCGATCCGTCCGCAGCAGGATCGTCCGGTTGGGGCTCAATCCGAAGAGGGCCTTGCACTGAGCCTTCGTCCGTAGGATTTGCCCTTCGACTACCAACGGATGCAGCCCGGAAACTTCGCGGAAGGTGTCGGTATCTACGCCGTGATATATCCACGGCGGACGGACCCCGGTAGCCCGCTCGATCTCGTTAGCGCCGAACTCGCAGTACGCGATAGGTTTCGCCACGTCCCAGATGAACCGCCACGCCGGAGGAATGTCGGTGCCTTCGATGGGTGCGTAGTGCCACAGCGGACAGTCCTCGGCGACCAGCAGGATTGGGTTACCCAGCAATGATCCCGGATCGCCGATCAGAAGCCCGACATCAGGTATCCAGCCATCCTCGAACGCGCCGCCCCGGAACAGGTGCGAGAAGTTCTCCCGGCCTTCGTCGGTGAGCTCCAGCCGTCCCTCTTTCAGAATGGCAGTCCGAGACGCAAACGGCTCAGGTAGCTCTCCGGCGGCATCCGCTACGAACCGCACATCTACGCCCGCGGCGAGTAGGGCTTTACCCAGGTCCATCGTGACCGTGCCAAACCCCGTCACGTCAAGATCGCCGACCATCAGCAGCTTCATTCCACGCTCCGATAAGACGATCCGGTAGAGGGTGCGCCGTGTCGGCTGTCCCAGAGTGCTCTATCCGCCTGGATCAGCGGCCCAAGCTCGTGCATAACCCGCCCTGCCGAGCCGTCCGGGGAGTGACCTATCGGTAGACCGACGATCCGGCACACCGTCAGCCCCGATAGGCGGGTGCGTTCCTCGAAGTCGTCGTCGCCGTACCACCACGAGTACGACTCATCGAACTTAGCCGGCGGTCGGAACATGAAGCAGAAGCCGGTCATGCCCGCCGCGCCCCATGTGCTCGTGGTCGGCTCCAGCGTGAGCGGCAGCGACGGCAGGAAGTTCAGTCCCGCCCGTACATCGGGGTAGACGATGCCCACGGAAGGATCGGAGAGCGCCTCGGCCATCAGCGGCATACTCCCCGGTAGTATCGTAATGTCGTCGTTCAGCACGGCGATGAAGTCGGCCTGAGCCAATTCCATGCCCGCGTTCCACATCCGGTAGATGCGGTGGCCGTACTGCTCCGACTCCAGGATATGAACCTGAACGCCGTCTGCCTCGAGCAGCGCGACCAGTGGGTCGAGCTGAGGCGGGTGAAAGCGCGTGGGGATAATGGCCGCTAGTCGCATATCGGTGCCGGTCCCGCCGGGAAGTAGTGATGCACAACTACCGGCACGAAGCCCCACTTGCGGCCGTCCGCGATCATGCGGCTCCAAAGGTCCCAGTCCGCCGGTAGCCCCTTGCGCCAGCACTCCACATCGAAGCGATACCCCATCGACGCTCTCCAGAGAACGGAGCCATTGACGAACCCGGAAGGTCTGGGAGGCCAGGAACCCAGAAACCCTCCACCCGCGATCTGCGAGCGGCCATAGGCTACGTCCCAATCGTTCGAGATCACCGCGTCGAAGAGCACCTGTACGGCGTTCGGCTCTAGCTCGTCGTCATCGTCGAGCGTCATCACCCAATCGCCGGTTGCCCGGTCCAAGCCCTCGTTGCGGGGGTTGCAGCCCTTGGCGCACCAGAACGCATGAGGGTCGGAAGGGTAGTTCTCTCGGGGCGTTTCATCAGGGACCACCACGAACTCGACGGGGTACGTCTGCGCCTGCACGGAGGCGATGGCACGTTTCAATTGTTCCGGGCGGTTGTAGGTGGGGATGACGACGGAGACTGTCATAGCTTCGCCACCTCAGCCTCATACAAGGGAAGGTATCTTCCCACCCAATCACCCTGATCCAGCCGCCCGATCTGGCTCCAGTGGTGGATGAACGAGTAGCCGCCGGTCACTCGCGTTAGATAGCCGACCTTAGAACCCTTGAGGGACACCCAGTTATCGGCGTAGTACGGGATTTCCGGCCAGGGGCCGATTGCCTTCGCCATCTCGCGTGTCAGAGCCGGGACGCGGGAGAACGTGGTGAAGCTCCCTGGTAGACCGTCCTCGGCCTGGTTGACGGGCTCGCCTTCCTTTACCCAGTTCCACAGTTGCGGAGCCGGGATATAGCCATTCGAGAGACACTCCAGCATGGGCTCGGCCCAGCCATCGATAGGCTCCAGGTCGTCAGCGCCGAAGTGGAGGATGTCGCCCTTGGCCTGTAGCTGCCCGGCATTGCACCCCGCCGGCCAGTTCGGGTAGTCCTTCGGGGTGACGATCTGGAGCCCGCGCATCCGTCGATAGGCGGCGACGACCCTTTTCAGGGAGTCCTCGCGCCCGGAGATCGTGGGGATGATCACGGTGATCATGTGGAGTGCTCCCAGTCCCCGATACCACGGATGGCGGCGGTCTGCCGGTAATAATCGGGGAAGTCGAGCGCGCGGTTGAAGGCCATGTTGTTCGCCACGGTGTTGACGAGCATTGCCACCGTCCCGCGCATGTGGCCGGCGGCGCTGAACGGTCCGTCCTCGATGAACCCCTCGGTCCATGACCACGACGGGAAGTAGCGCGAGGGGATGATTACGTTGCCCCCGACCCTATCTATCGGCTCAATGGCTCCTAGAGCGTCGTGGGGCTCGCTGTGGCGGTCTTCGTGCAGGTTCAGGATGCCCAGCAGCGCCAGGTCGGGATGAGACGCGAAAGCCGCCTCTACTTCGTCGCCCCAGCCCGGTAAAAGCTCGATGTCGTTGTCGCAGCGGTGGAGGAAGTCGGGACCGTACTGCATCCCGAGACTCCAGCCCTGATTACACGCGGGTCCGGGGTAGACGTTCGCAGCGTTGAGGATGACCTGGGCGGGCACGCCGGAGCCGAGCCATTCCACCGTGCCGTCCGTGGATGCGTTGTCCACGATGATCAGACGGTCATGCTCGCGGGCCGTCTTGCGCCACGATTCGACACACCGCTTTGTCAGTGGCAAGCGGTTGTAGGTGACGAGACAAGTGAGGATCACTTGCACATCTCATACCACCAAGCCCGGTCCCACGGCTTCGCGGGGTCGGGCAGGAAGCCGACACGATCCATAGCGAACGTGCGAACCGGGTCTACCTGCGCCCACTCCACGAGCGGAATGGGGAAGCCCATCTTGTTCTTGCGGTCGATGATCCCGTCCGGCACGATGCCGCGCACCGCGGCGCGTAGGTGGCGCTTGCCGATGCGCTCGCTCACAGGAAGAGCCAGGGCGTAGTCCACGATCCGGCGATCCGTGAACGGTGCCCGAGCCTCGACGCCGAACGCTCCGGTCATCTGGTCGTCCACCGCGAGCAGGTCCGGCAGGAGCGCGTAATCGTATGCCAGCGCGTCTGTGATGTTGTCCGGGTAGCCCGCCGGAAGCTGATAGTTCTCGTACCCCTCGGGCGCGGGTTCGCCGGCGACGATCATCTGGCGCGCGTAGCCGCCGAACAGCTCGTCGGAGCCTTCGCCGGACATTGCCACGTCGATGTACTGCGAGACGTACTTAGCGACCATGTACTGGCCGAACGTCCCCATGCCCATGATCGGGGGCCGCAGGAACTTCGTCATGTCATCGAAGTTCGCCACGAAGTCCTCGGGGGTGATCAGGATTTCGTGGTGCTCCGGGTGGCGCACAAGGTTCGCCCATTGGCGCTCATCGAAGCCGGGCTCGTTGTAGTACCCGGTGAACGTCGGCAGTTCCTTCGGGGACAATCTCGCAACGGTGGAGCTGTCGAGCCCGCCGGAGAGCACGACTCCAACCTTCCCTTCGAGTCGATCGGCAATGGCGGCGCGGATGAGATCAACGAGCATCGGACTATCCTTTCATTGCTAGATGGGTATACGTCTCCGTGATCGGGTGACTCTGGTACCAGTCAACGGCCTTACGGATGCCCTCGTGCAACGGAGTCATGGCGATCCAGCCGAACTCGCTCTTCGTCTCGCAGGAGTCCAGCAGCAGAGTCGCTACGTCATCGGGGCCGCGCGCTTGCAGGACTGGCGGCGCGACTTCTATGCCCATCGCGGCGGCTACGGACAGATAAAGCTCCGCGATGCTGTAGTCGCCGCCGGAACTGACGTGGTATACGCCGTGGCCCACAGTCGCAGCCTTCACTGCTAACCACACCAGATCATCGACGTACACATAGTCCCGGCGCGAATCGACGATGGTGCACTCTCGGGCTTCGGACAGCCGCTTGTAGAACGTCGGAACCGGACCCGAGAGATTGCGCGGGCCGTACATGTTCGCCAGTCGGAGACTCACGAAGTCCACGCCGGAGTCACGGATGTACGACTCTCCGGCGGTCTTGGAGACGGCATAGGAACCCTGAGGGTTGAGAGGCCAACCCGGGCGGATGAGCCCCGTAGTTGGGCCGTAACAGAGCGAGGTCTGAAAGTAGACGATCTTTGCGCCGACCCGCTGCGCCTCTCGGATGACCCGGATCGTCCCGAGTACGTTCGTCCGGGCGTCACGCTCCCAGGCATCGCGGTCCTTATATGACGCAGCGCAGTGATAGATCACATCCCAGCGGCCTGTCAGCGGAGCCTCTGCGATATCCCCTAGCATGAACCTCACATCCGAGGGGATGTTCGCGGCTACGCCCGTCGAGAGGTTGTCGATGCCGGATACCTCGTGGCCGTGGGCCAGCAAGGCCTCTGCGAGACGGGAGCCGATAAACCCCGCAACGCCGGTAATCAGGACTCTCATAGCGCACCCAGCGAGGCGTACTGCTCGTCCTTCCGGTAGTCGTTCATGCGGGAGTGGATCAGACACGCGCCGCGGGGAGCTTTCGGAAGCAGCGAGGTTCCGCGGGTTCGGCTCTCCGGCAGATCGTCCAGTGCGACCTGCTCGTGGACGGGCTTGTACCAGCGTCCAGAGGCGGTACGGAAGAGCCGGCAGTGCCAGTGCTCTTCGTATTCCTCGCCTCGCTTGGCGTCGTAGAAGTTGCGGGTAAAGAACAGATAGCCGCGCGGTGCGGGATAAGTCGAACCCTGCCACTCCACGTCGCTCCACGGCGAGCGATCCACCATCGAGAGGAACGTCATCATGTCGGCGCTCGGCAGCTCATCCGGGTCCAGGTGGAGTATCCAGTCGCCCTTGGCGTAGGGGAGCGCCGCGTTACGCGCGGCCGAGAAGTCGTCCACCCAGGTAAAGGGGACCAGTTCTATGCCCCAGCCCGACATCGCCAGGAAGGCTCTCGGATCGGTGCGGTCATCGACCACGGCCACCGTCTGGACGATGAGCGGCTTGACGTATTCGAGCAGCGCTACCAACCGATCCAGCGGCGGGTCCTTCACGAGCATGCACAAGGTGATCATCGGTGCGCTCCGTTTAGGTGGGGGCCGACCGGAGCGCGAGCGGCCCCCACGATTGGCTAAAGGCTTACGGAACCAGACCCGTCAGGTACTGGAACGCTCCAACCGCGACAGCAGAACCGGCGTTGATTCCAAATTCCTGCTCTCCGCGGTATCCCACCAGGTTCTGGTCCCAACGGGTACCAGACTGGTCGGAGGTGTCGATGCGGAACTCGACTCCGCGATACAGCTTGAGCATGTCCCACTGACCGGCTATCGCCGTGCCGGAGACGCCCGTGTTGGCGTCCAGGTTGGCGTCGGAGAAGATCGGGACGCCATGCCACATCAGCGTGCCGTCCGGGGTCCGCTGGAAACCCGAGATCGTGGTCGCGGACTCAACAGCCGGAACGAAGAATCCGGCGGTGTCCGTGCCCTGTCCCAGAAGGTCCCAATACGGGCCAGCGTCGATGACAATGGCCGTCGCCCGGCGAGCACGCTTTGCCAGCGCCTTGAGCATGAGCGAGAAGCCCTTGCCCGCAGAGCCGAGTATCGTGCCGTTCGCGGCGGTGAAGCCTGTTGTCTGGAAGGTGGCGATGCCGGCTACAAGAGCCGGATACACGCCGTAGCACGGATCGTTGACGCCCGGAGTCGAGGAGCCGGTACCCGGACCGGCGATGACTTCGTAGTTCTCACCGAGGCCGTGCGCCCTGGCAAGTTCGTTCATCACGTCTTCCTCTGCCGAGCCGGCAGAGAACCTTAAGTACTGCTTCCCGACATCGTATATGAGCGCCATCGTGCCGAGGGTAGCCGTGTACGAGCCGTAGGCCTCGTTCCGGTTCTCCTTGGTTGCACCCCAGTTCTGCATCTGTGCGCGGGTAGTCGTATCTGAGCGATACGGCTGATCCACTCCACGGACCGCCACGCCGGAGCGCAGCGTGCAGAGCTTCGAGTAAAACGCTTCCTGGACGTTCGGCTTGATCACGGAGTCAACGAGGTTGTTGGGCAGAACGTATCCGCCCGTAGCCGCGGTGGCACCGAGTGTCGCCTTCGCGGCGATCATGCCGAAGCCCGGCGAGTCGGCATAGCGGAGCAACTGCCCCAACCGTGCCTTCCCACGAAGCTGCATCTCCAGCGAGACGCCGCCCATGCCGTCGTCCAGACCGAAGAGCGGCATGCCCTTGGCAGCGGCCATCGCTTCGAACAGTTCTCCGGCATGGTAGTCGCGGAACGCCTTGGCGAAAGGCCGGAACGGACGCTGCACGGCACCGGCCTTGATGCGACCCTTCGGCTCCTTCTCTATATCCGCCTTGCCGATCTTGAGGCTCGGAGCACGCACGCCGTGCAACTCGTCGCGCATGATCCGGCGGAAGCGCTCGTCCATCTCGGCCTGGGCGTCCTTCGCCTTGGCCTTGGCTTCCTTGCGCTCCTTCTTGGAGAGCTTCTCGCGCTCTTCGTTGAGCGCCTTCACGGTATCGGCCTTGGCTTTCACCGTGATGTCTGTCTTGCCCCCGGACTCCTGCTGCGCCGTGATCTTTCGCATCTCGGCGAGCAGACCCGTCATGGTTTCGTTCAGGGGGTCTTGCTCAGTGCTTGGCATCGTCTGGTACCTCTAGGGGTGGCACAGTCGGATCGTACTTGCGGACAAACTCGCTGAGCTGTCGCGCTAGTTCGTACAACTGCGTCCGGGTCTTGGTTGACAAGACTCGCCCGGCCTTTGCCGACAGTTGGCCCGTTTCCGAGGTCCCTGCCAGGTACGCGTCGAGGTCATCTGACTCTGCGAGAGCAGCCGCCAGGGCCGTCCCGCTAAAGTCGCTGTAAGAGGGGTCGGCGAGTAGCGCTTTGAGCGCCGGCACCGCCGCCAGTTCATTCTGAGGTGCGGTAGTGATCGTGTCGAAGCGGATCGGCCAAACGTCTATCGCGCCGGCCTTGCCGTACTTGATGCCGCCCTGGATCGGCTGAGTGGAATTGTAGAGCGGCACCGACTTGCGCTCCAGGTACGCCACCAGACGGCGGCGGTCCTCTCCGGCGTTGGCCCACCAGTCGGCCCAGAGCCCATCAGCTTCCGCGCCGGCATCGAGTACGACCTTGCCGAGAACGGCACCCTTCATCGTCTTCATTGGGTCCTTTTGGCCCATGAACGTGACGTGGTGCCAGTCCACCAGCCGGTCCCGGTTTACGCGCATCCGGTCCGAACCGAAGAAGTCAGTTGCCTTAGCGTCCGGTAGATCGGGGTGGAAGTATTCGCCGTCGAGGTCGCGTCCGTATTCATCGTCGGGGTAGCCGAACAACGACGCCTTGAGCTTGCCGCCATAGGGAGCCACCAGGACTCTTCGCGGTCGCTTACCGGCCAGCCAGCGATCCAGCTGCCCGGTGTCGAACGGCTCAGCCTTGAGCTCCCCCGCCTTCATGCTACTCATCGGTGACCTCGCTATCGTCTACCTCTTCGGACACGATGGGTATCCACTCCAGCGTCCCGTTCGGGTGGTCCTCTATCCCGTCAGCGTCGTCCATCGACATGACCGGCGAGTCCCCGAAAGCCGCCTGGCACTCGTCGCAGGTGCAGGCGTCGTCCGCCTGGACCATCTCCACCCCGGCCTCACGGTAGGAACCCAGCGCGGCGTCGTTGTACGCCCGGGCCAGTTCCGTCGTGGCGATGCGCTCGGAGCGGTACTCATCCCAGCCCGTGTAAGCCCCGATAGCGTCTCCCAGCGCCGCTGGAGACAAACCGTCCTTCGCGCCCTGAGCGATTAGGGCCGTCAGATCGTCACGAGTAGTCTCGTTGATGCCCTTTACCCGCGCCGCGGCCTTCGTGAGAATCGACGCAATGACTCTCGGAGGAACAGGCACGGCAGGCCCGAACGCCACCCCTAAGTCCGCCTTGTGGGCGTTCACCTGCGCCGCTACCTGCGACCCGATGGCCTCGTAAGAGCCGGAGAGCGCGGCCATCATCTGCGCGTCCCAATCCGGCTTCCACCATACGGAAGAGTCCTTCGGATGGCTAAGGACGTGAGCGTAGTGGAGTCGCACCTCTCCGAGTACGGACTGCTTCTGAGCGGCCAAAACCCGCGCTGCGGACGCCAGGAGCTTCGGCTTGACCTCTAGCTCCAGCCCGGTACGGAAGCCGCGCATAGCGCTGCCAAGATCGGCCTTGCCCTTCTCGGTGTACTTCGGTTCCTGCATCTCGGTTATGGCATCGAGAACATCCTGCTCGTTCGCCACGGAAGCGGAGCCGATGTACGCCTGGACCTTCTTGATCCCCTGCGCTACCGCGGCAGCGGCGCGGTGATTGCCGTTCGCGATGGGCATCTTCGCCTTAGACGGAAGGGACACGAGTACGAGCGGATCGATATCGGCTCCGACCTTGAGCGCCGCGTCAATCGCTCCCACGACATTCCCCGCCAGCTCGGTGGGCGTCTTGGTCATGTCGATACGCTTGAGCTTGACGGAAGGATCGAACTCCCAGGTGCACATCTTCACCCAATCCAGCAGCTTCGACGGGTACTGATGGGCCAGATCGACCGTTACAAGCTTCACGTACGCATCCTGGGAAAGCTGCTTCGCCTTGGCTATAGGCGGTGGGGTGACCCTCGGCGCACGCGCGGCTGCCGCCTCTTCCGCCGGACTCGGCGACTCTGCGGAGGTGTCCTGCGCACCCGCGATAACGCCCGTACTGGCAGCGCTCGGACCGATGCCGATCTCGGTCATCCCCGAGGCGCCGCCGAAGATCAGCACCACGTCATCAATCGGCCGACCCTGCGCGTCCAGGACTCCGGGACCGAGAGGGTCCAGACCGATCTGAGCACGGCGCTCCCAGCCCTTCATTGGCACGATCTTGTCCTTGTCAACGAGATCGTGACGAGCGGAGTCGTCCGAGAACTGCGGTACGTCGAACACGAACTTCGGAGCCCAACCAAGGTAGCCGGTCCAGCAGTTCAGGTCGGTCTGGATCGCTTCGGTCATCACGTCGCAGCGCGGCTCGACGGCGTTCTGTATCAACGCGGCGCGGTCGTACTTGCGCACGTCACCGCTGTTGAGCCCGGCCGGAGAGTTACCGCCGATCTGCGAGAGTGGCACACCCCACAGCTCAAGCAGTTCGTCGCGGTTATTCGTAAGCAGCTTGACAACCTCTAGCTGCTGCATGTCCGCGACGGTCTTGGTGAACTCGATGGGATAGCGGACTACCTGAGCGCGCTTGGCGGCGTCCGGCTGCTCGGTGATGTTCCGCCAGTCGCGGACAAGCTGCTGGTAGATGTTGTCGTTATCGATGACGCCCTGCTTCGGGCTGATGATGCCCGAGAGCCGCCCACCGGAGGCAACGACGGAAGTAGCGTGCCGATCCAGCGCCTGACCGAACTGGATTTTATTGATCGCCGATACAACCAACCCGACGCCGAAGAAACCCTCATCCGGCTCCTCCAGGTTGAACTGCAACAGGTCCGCGATCTCCAGACGTTGCGGCTTCTGGCCACGCTTGTCCGCGTCGAGCAGCCAGTAGGCCAGGTTGCCGTCGTCATCCGTCATCGGCGTGAGGCGGTCCGGTCGGATGTAGAGATACGACGCGGGGATGCCGTAGGCGTCCACCTGGTCTTTGTACCAGAACGATGACCCGCAGATGCCCATGTGCCTCGAAGTCAGGCTCCACATGGCCCGGCGAGATAACCGCTGGCCTTCCGTGTTGGCCTGCGGGTTGCTCAGCAGCGTATAGGCTTCCTTCGCTCGCGGGTCCGCATACGTGTCGTCTATCGTCTCACCGTCCGGGTCCTCCAGGTGCCAGCCCACCTTGCCCTCGCCGCCGGGGATAGGTGAGCCCGCGATAGCGCCGGATATAACTCGCTCGGCTGCGCGTATCCAGGACACCTCACGCCAGAGCGTGGCCGACTGCGCCATCAGCTGCTGAGGGGAGCGCTTGAGTACGGTGTTCAGAGCGTACTCGGTGAGAAGCGGTCCCGCCCCAGGACCAACGGGACCGGCCTTGACGGGACCGGCGGGAGGAAGCGCCGTTTCCACGCGCCGCTGAGGGACTAGCAGACTCACGTCATGGTGCCCTCTCCGCGCTCCTCTACGGTTCGCCGGTCGATTACGGCTGCCAGGCTGAACGCCTCAGTTGCCAGAAAGAGTAGAGCCAGGGGAAGCCAGACGAGCCCGAACCCTACCGCGCCGGCTATCGTGCCGGAGAGGATCAGGCGGTCGAACTTGTCAAGCTTCATTCGGCCTTCTCGCTGTAGGAGTCAGCACCGAGCATATGAAACCCAATAACGGAAGGACGTTCCTCTTTGAACGCCACTCTTACCTCAGTGCGCACGGCGTGATGTATCTCCTTCGGCAGTTGAGCGCGGAGACGGGCCACATCACGCTCCAGCGCGGCGATACGAGCGGCGTGGCCGGTGCGCTTGGTCTTACTCACGTCAGCCTCGTTCCACAGTCCTTACACCACGTATAACCTGGAGGGTTGCCCCGGTGTCGGCACTGGCTCGGGAGCTTGTGAGTGTTCTGGTGGAAGCCTGTCGGCATCGGCCCGGAGTCGCCCAGGTCCGGCACTCCAGCCGGAGCGGAGCCCGGGAACATCTCGGACCAAAGGAGCGGCTGCTTGCTCACATCGATTGGATCAGGCATCTAAGCGATACCCCCTGCCGAAGACAGTGGCTGAGCGAACGGGTTTGCCCCAGGCCCAAAACTCATTACAGCATATCGTAGCGCATCGCAAGCGTCGTCACCAACCTCAATCGGACGTTCCTGCAAGCCGCCGCCTCGGGCGGGCATCCAGACGTAGCCCGGCATCTCGGAGAGCAGGCCGGAGCAGGCCGGGGCTACCGTTAGGCCGTGAGCGATGGCCTCGGTCACGGCGTTGATGCCCGGCAGCACATCGTTTGTCGCGGGCTGCATCGGTATCCCTGCTCGCTGGCATTGGAGGATGTGCTCCGGCTGGGACGGGTCCGCGTAGAACATCTCGACTTCATAGCGGTCGCGCAGCTCAATCAGGTACGGGATAACGTCGCCCACGGTCGCGCCGTGCTCGTAAACCTCCGCCAGGACTGAGAGCTTGCCCTCCGAAACCTGCCCGACGATCTCACACGCGAACGCATGGACGAAGCCCCAGTCAACGCCGGCATGGACGTGGCGGAACGGACCTTCGACGCTCCGTATCTGCGAGTCTGAGAGCGTCCAGATCGTGCCCTCTGCCTGTACCCACAGCCCTTGTGCGAGTCGCTTGGCATCGGCTGAGTCGCCCATCGACGCAAGGCGCACGGCGTAGTCGTCGGGCAGGAAGGCGTTATCGCGCAGGTCGATGTACTCGTGCCCCTCCCCAGGAGCGAAGTGCAGTTTGAGCCAGTGGCGCGGCCATGCCGGGTTCGTCACGGCTGCCAGCTGGCGGTACGGGAGCGTCTGTCTGCGTATACGGCCACCGACCATGATCCAGTCTGTTTGGTCTAGTTGGATCGCCTCATCTACGCCTGCCCAGTCCAGGTTGGCCGAGCCGATCTTCGACGGCTGCCCGGTAGTGGGGTCGTGGTCAAGCCCCAAGAACCACAGTCTTGAGGGTTTGGAGCGCGAGCCGAAGTCCACCCAATGCTCGGACATGTTGCGATGCACGAGTAGCTCAGGCTTGGCTACCTCCGTCCAGAACGTGCGCTCTGTCGTCAGCGCAAGGTCTTTGTGCACCTTGCGGATGATCGCCAGTTCGGCGCCGGGGTAGGAGAGCCCGAGCCACCACGCTTTCTCTACCAGCACGCGGCTCTTGCCTGAGCCCATCTGTCCGCTGCCCAACAGCTCGGGCGACTCGCTCTCGAAGAACCGCCGATGCTCGGGACTGGCCCATGTCTGCGGGTAGGGGATGTGGACGGAGCCCCGCGGGCCGCTTACCGCCAGGCGATCATAGACAGCCTGCTCGAAGCCCATTAGTTGCGGCTTCCGGGTAGCACCTTCACCCGTACCAGTTCGTCCATTGCGTCCATCTTGCGCCGCTCAAACTCGGCATCCGGCAAGCCTTCCAGCGCCCGCACGATGACACGCGCCACTAGATCGGCCTGCGCCTCTACCAGCGCGATCTCGCGCTCTGCGATGCCTGCCTTGATGGCTTCCTTGGCGTAGTTGGCGAGGCGGTCGCACCACTCGCCGTAGAGCTTCACCAGCGCCCGTACGTCTTCGCGGATCGTGACGACGCGCGAGTGCACCTCAGTAAGCTCGCCGTCCATCTCGACTGAGATGTCTGTGGCGCGTGCGGATACCTCCGACGCGTTCAGGGTGAGGTTGACTCCCATGCCGCCGGCCTGCTCGCGGAGGAATGCGACGTTGCCGGCTGCCTCTGACACCAGATCGAGCAACGCTTGCTGTGGGTTGGTGGCTATCGGCTGGCCCAGCCTTGCGAGCGCTTTGGTCGCGCCCTCAGTCGCAGCAGCGCGCGTCATGCCCGCGGTTGAGCCAAGGTGGAGCTTGCACAGCCCAGTGCTAGCGTGGCTCGTTCCCCACCCTTTAGGCCTCTGGCAAGGCCGTCCGCCAACCCCGTCACTGTCATGACCGCGACGGATCGTAGCGCCGCACATCGTTTCGGAGTCGAATGGCTTCATCGCGGATGACCCGCCGCGGTGCCGGGGACCGCGTGCGACTCTACTCGGTGCGAGGTGGTCTGTCCGTTGGGAGCGGTCATGGCGTCATCCTACTCTCGCCAACGCTGCCCGTCGTCGCGCCACTTACCCGCTACGCCGCCGCACGTCTTGGCCGGGTCGCAGTGCCGCTCGACTCGTTGATCGAGCACGAGCGCCCAGAGAAGGACGAGGACATTCAGCACCATCCAACCGGCGATCAGCAACACGAGCGTCATCTTCTAACCTCCTGCAATGCCGGGATGAGGGATAGTCAGTTGCAAACCTACATTCTGCGGGATAGTAACCGATACGTGTGCGTTGGCAACGGCTGCGCGGCGGCGTTTGCAGTTGCTCATCAGTCGAGGTAGAGCACGTACTCAGCCGTGACGCGGCCCTTCACGGGGTCAACGAAACGTAGCGATTGAGAGGGACGCCCCACGGATGCGAGCTGTTGCTGCGCATAGGTGTTGTACGACTCCGTGGAGCCGTTGCAGCGAAACGTCACATGGTTGAGGGTCAGCCGAGTCGGCTGGTGCCAGTGCCCGCAGTCGATGTCCACGTCGCCGCCGGCGTTGAACCCCACCGCGAAGTCATCGATTGCGCCGAGCGCCCAGCCGCCGACGTGCTTCTGGATCGAGTACCACGGCATCCCCGCGGTTCCGCGAAACTCCTGCCCGTGAATGAGGAGGCTCCGATATTTGCCGATGGCTGCGACGTGATACCAGTTCGCCTCGCCTACCGGATCGGTCATGTGATGGACGATGCGCGGCTCGTCCTTGGTTAGTTCGGCGGCGAAGTGGTACAGGATGCGGTCGGCGTTCGTCTCGGGGTGCATCTCGCGTCTTTGCGATCCGCCGATGGCGCCATGGTTCCCGTCTACTTCCCATGCCGTGACTACACGAAATGTACTTGCGAGACTGCGCAAGAGGTTGACGTACAGCGCCGTGCCGGTAGCGAGTTGGCGGTACAGCGATGCGTCGATGCGATGAGCCTGGCCGGGGAAAACTAGTTCTCCTTCCAGGAGATCGCCAATCGTCAAACAGTGCAGTTCTTTGACGGGTCGGGACTTAGAGTGCAGGGCCACTATCTCTTTGACTTTCTGGGTCAATGCTTGGATGCGTTGGGCGCAGACCTCGGAGTCGTAAGTCGGCGTTTTCTTGCCGAGTTGCCAGTCCGACAGAACCAGCACGGCGACTTCCTCGTGGCCGCGACGATGATCGACCGCAGGCTTTGGAACGGGCGGAATGTCGATGCCCCGGAAGGCGTCAAGACTCGCACGGTAGACCGCCTCCACTAGATCGGTCTTGGTTGTCCTGGCCTTGTCGAGTGCCAGCAGGGTGTTATGGAGGGACTTGCGTAGCCCCTCGATCTCCGTAGCCGACTCGACGGCATCTCTCAGAGCTGGCATGGGGCACCACTACGCTTCTTTGTCCCGCAGCGTACTAGACCTGTAGCGTTGGTGCGCATTTGCATCCCCCCGCACGGTGACGACGCAGCACGGCAGGCTTGACGACGAACCCGTGAACGAGCCTGATTTGCTCGGCGAGTATGGAGGCCTCGATGTCCTCCGCGAGCAGTCCGTCCAGTTCAGCCCTGTCCTCCTTGGAGAGTTGCGCCCGGAGTAGAGCCACAGTACAGAACACCCGGACGGGCCTGTCAGCCGCGACTACGGCGTCTCTTAGCTTGCCCATTACGCCTCCTTGACCGGACAGGTTTGGAGCCCGCCCGAGTGGTGAAGTGCGGAGCAACATTCACAGTAGCGCACTCGCGCAATGCAGCCGTCCTTTCGGCAGGGTGGATCGGGCATCATGGGGAGCACCGTGCGGTACGTGAACGAGCCGCATGGCTGCTTACCCACTCGAAAATTGTCGTCGCTCACTTTGCGGTCCCGGTCACATCGCCTAGCATCCTCTGAGGCGGCAGGCTGCCTCGGTGGCCGATCTTGCCCTGATGATAGGGGACCAACGAGGGGATGATTTGATGCAGTTCCGCTGTATTCCAGCGAGTGACCGCAACGCAGCCATTCGATAGCCCCTCCGACCGCTGGCGAGAGGGTGGTTTCGTCAGCATCGGGTAGGCGCGGAGTGATCTGTCGCTTCGGTCGGTCAATGCGCTCATGTCGCATCTCCTAGTCTAGTCACGGTGGGAGTCTACTCCTGCCAGGAGCCGCTCGATCCAAGTGAGCACGATGCCCGACTCCACCTGAGCCCCGGTGACTCTGAGCGTCCGGTATCCGGCGCATAGGGCTTCGGAGTCCTTCTCGCGGTCGTCTGTGTAGCCTTGACCGGATGTGTGGCCGCCCTTGTGCCATACCTGACCGTCTATCTCGACCAGGAGGTTACGTCCCACGTAGAAGTCTGACGTCCATCGGCGAGGCTTGCCTGTTGGGCTCGTGGGGAATGGGCGGCCGGCCTCTTTCAGGACTAGCGGCCAGGGATACTGACGCTCGAACCCGATGCCCGCGGCCTTGAGTTGAAAGGCGAGAACTTCTTCGGAGTCTGAGCCGTTGAGTGCGGCGCGGTAGCGGGCTAGGTCGGTAGTCATTGTCGGTCGGCCAGCATCGCGGCAATGTTCGCCACGTCGGCTGCCTCCGGCCATCGCGCCTCGCCGGCCATGATGGCGTACTC